AGGATGCCAAGGGCGAGGATGCCAAGGGCGAGGATGCCAAGGGCGAGGATGCCAAGGGCGAGGATGCCAAGAGCGAGGATGATGACGGAACAGAATCCGAGAGTGGTGAATCGGCCGGCGAAGGCGAAGACGATAAAGCTGAAGAATCGGAGAATGAGGAAATCTCGTTGAATGAAGATTCGAATTCTCCTGCAGGCGAAAGCGCCGCTTCTACATATTCTGAAGATGTTGGCTCGAATTCCACTGAAGGCTCAAATGCGTGTGGAGAATCGATTCCCTCTTCAAAGCGTTCGTATAGTTCCGTAGAAGAGGAGCTCACTTCGAACACGGCCGACAATTTGCAAGACTCCTTAGCAAGATGTCTTCAAGACACCTCGGGCACGTCGCACGCGATTGAACCTTCGGAGCAGGCGATCCGCGCCTCGATCATTCCCTTCAAGACCGTTTTAAACCTTCGTCAAGCGAAGCTTCAATATAATTCGTTTATGAACGCGCCGGAGACTAAAACGTTCATCGCCGAAAGGAGAAAGTCTGCCAACAAATTCGTCTCCGCGCTGACTCGAGAATTTGAAATGCGCAAGGCGGCTTTTCAATATTCCCGTGCACGGCAATCGAATTCCGGCACTTTAAACATGTCGAAGCTTCATGCATACCGATATGCCGAAGACATCTTCAAGTCTAATACTATCACGCCCAATGCTAAGAATCACGGCATGATGATGTTTGTCGATATGTCTTCATCGATGCAAGCTTGCATCGATGACGTCTTTGAGCACACAATCAATTTAGTCATTTTCTGCCAGAGGTTGAATATTCCGTTTGAAGTCTACGGCTTTACAACTCCAAACATAAGCCGCTTACGCAGCATCCCTGCAGCACAGTGGGAAATCAACATCCAGACGTTAAACACCGTTGAACTTTTCTCGTCGCGAATGAATTCCAAAGAGCTGGAATTGGCTATCGACCAAGTTTTGGCCAATAGACATTTCAAATTGATTCGTTGGTCAGCCGCGAGCATTGCGAAGTATAAAAATGTCAGTCCCGTAATATGCCAATATGATGAGCTCCATGGAACTCCTCTCAACGAAACGGTGATTGTCGCTCACACTCTAGTCAGAGATTTCAGGAAAAGAAATGTTGTTCAGAAAATGAATATCGTTTTTCTGACAGACGGCGCAGGTTCACCTCTCGAATATGAATGCTCTAAGCTCGGATATCGCATGAAGACGAAAGTGTCAGTCGTAATCAATAAGCGGCTGGTCGAGTATCAGACGCATTCATATAGTGCCAGCGCCCTAGATGTTGCGAACATATATGAAAAGCTCGTCGAGAATCTTCGAATCACGACAAATTCAAATGTGATTGGCTTCTTCATTCCAATGAATAATGGTCGCGGAATCACGGCTATCGATTGCATGTTCCATTTCGATAGAAAGCTTCAGGTAAGTGAGCAAAACGTGCTTGACAAAGCCAAAGAACAATATAGAAAAGAACATATCTGCGTCGTCAACGGAGCACACAATTTCACTTCCTATTTCGTTCTCCCTCCATCTGGAGAGCTCGAGCTCCAAGAAGATGGAGATTTCGCTGACGCGGTCGAGGCGAATTCTAAGCTCACGACGTCTAAATTGGCTCGAGCATTTACAAGTTTCAACAAGAAGAAGAGCGAATCTCGAGTGATTTTGAAGAAATTCTCAGAGATTATTGCTTAAAGATGTGCAAGTGGCTGATATTCAATTGCGTAAACTTTCACTATTTGCTGTACATTTAAACAAAACGGTGTAGAATTATCTCATAACGGTAAGAAAACAAAACGACGGAAAATATATTATGAATCACTTGATTAAACTGACAGTCGAAAAACTCTATGAACGGAGTCCGGGGCAAAATGTCTGGCACCGAGATGCGATTAGTGATGTCGCGCGTTCTGTTGGACTTTCGTGGACTGACATCAATGCGCATCTCCTCAATGCAAATTTGCGCCGAGCGCGCGGATGCTATGACATTTCAATCTACCGCAGCGACACGGATATCACCGGTCCAGTCAAGTCTCCTCAGATGCCGACTGCTGAGGGCGAAAGCAATCCGTCGCCTACATCACCGGCGGCGCCCGAAGTTTTCAAGCTCGCTTCACGAACTGTTCAATCGATTGTCAATGACGACATTCACATTCCAGAAATCGATTCGACCTTTGTTCGGTGGGGCGAATATGACACCATCCTCAAAGCAATCGAATCCAGAACGTTCTTCCCGATTTACATCTCCGGACTTTCTGGAAATGGGAAGACTATCATGGTGAAGCAAGTATGTGCTAAACTCAAGCGCGAATATTGCCGAGTTCAAATCTCTCCGGAAACTGACGAAGATGATTTGATTGGCGGATTTCGACTTCTGGGAGGCGAGACGGTATTTTGCAAAGGCCCGGTCATTAAAGCGATGGAACGTGGATGTGTCCTGCTCATCGATGAAATTGACCGCGGTTCGAACAAAATTATGTGTCTGCAGGGAATTCTAGAAGGCGAGCCGGTGCTCATCAAGAAGACAGGTCAGATAATCGTTCCCGCTCCCGGATTCACGATTATTGCGACGGCGAATACGAAAGGGCGCGGTTCCGACGATGGTCGTTTCTCGGCGGCCGCATTCATCGATGAAGCTTTCCTCGAGCGATTTGTTGCTACGATCGAGCAAGAATATCCTTCCGCTTCTGTCGAAAAGAAGATCGTGATGAAGCACATGGAGCTGTATGGGAAAGTCGATGAAGCCTTTGCCGATCACTTGGTCTCATGGTCCAATGTTATTCGAAAGACACATGCAAGTGAGGCGATCGATGATTTGATTTCAACTCGAAGACTCTGTCACATCACACACACTTTCGCCATCTATGGCGATCGAGCGCGTGCCATTAAACTTTGTACGGCTCGATTTAATCAGGATACGCGGAATGCCTTCATGGACCTTTATTCAAAAATCGACGAAACGATCGTCGTTTCAACGACCGTCGTTTCTTCCGCTCCTCAAGAGCCCGCTCCTCTTCCTTCGCCTTTCTGAAAATTATGATTTATCGTAATTTCGTTATTTACTTCTAAACCGTTTAGAAGTAGTATTAGTGACATTGGTTGACAGCAACTGATAACAAAACAAACAGACAAACAAAACAAAAACATGACAAAGACAAAGACAAACAAAGTGAATCAGAAGAACACTCAAAAATTGGCGAAGCTGCTTAAACGTTTCAGTCAGCCCACGGCGGTTCTGGAATATCTCAAGGGCAGCGGCGTTAGTATTACGAGCGCTGAAATGCGAAAGGCTGGAATTGCCAATCCGAGTGCGGTCATCGATCGCCTGCGCTATCGCGGGAATTTCGTCGGCACCTCCAAATTTGGGCAAGGCACCGATCGTTCCTTTTATCAGAATTGATAATCACAAATAATTATGGGCTACGTATTATTTCCAGACCAACTTCCACCCAAAAGTGTTGAGAATCCGTCATCTCTATCGACTGGAAATAACGCCGGCGGAATCGGGTGCAAGCTCGATTCCGTCGGTGACGTTGGAAAGAAGTATGATTCTGGAAAGCCGGAATATGCTCTTCTTCCTCCATTTGCTCTGGATGAAGTTGTAAAAGTTCTAACGATAGGCGCGATGAAGTATCATCGCAATAACTGGAGATTGGTTCCAGATGCGCCGCGCCGCTATTTTAATGCAGCTCAGAGACATATGTGGGCTATAGCCCGCGGTGAAAATGTCGATGAGGAATCCGGTCTTCACCATGCCGCCCATGCAATCTCCTGTCTCCTATTTCTAATGGAACACGATTTGGGCCACGCAATATCAACAACTTCTATCGATTCAACATCACAAAAAAAACTAAACACTACCATACAATAATATGCTTAAGCTATCTAAATTCACCGTCGAAGTTTTGAAGAATTTCGCTTCGATCAATCCCAATCTTGTTGTCTCCGGAGGTTCGACTCTTTCGACAATTGCCGAAGCCAAGAGCATCTTGGCATCCGTAACAATTCCAGAGAATTTTCCACAGACTTTTGGAATCTACGATCTGAATGAATTCATCTCAATCCTCAGTTTGATGGATGAACCTGAATTAGAATTCGCCGAAGATTCGGCAATTCTATCTTCGGGAAATACTTCCGTGAAGTATCGATTTGCGAATCCATCGGTTCTGACCACTCCGAGCAAAGCAATTAAGATGCCGGAAACGGATTTGTCTATTCGAATTACGGCTGATATGATTGCGAAAATTCGGAGGGCGGCATCTGTCCTAGGTCATTCGATTTTCGCCATTAAAAGCTCACCCTCCGGAGCTCTGAGTCTGGTTGTCTATGATGCAAAAGACGCGTCAGCAAATTCGTTTGCCTTGGGACTCACCGATCCTCCATTGAAAAATGAACTCCGCAAAGAATTCTCGTTGGAATTCCTAATCGATAATCTTAAGCTTTTTCCGGGAAATTACACCGTCGACATTTCGTCCAAGCTAATTTCGAAGTGGGTACATTCCGAATTCAAGCTTGAGTATTTTATCGCGCTCGAAAAAACCTCAACCCTCTAATATTGAAATCCTATGAGTTTAAATATCAAACCACTAAAAAAACACGTCATCTTTCGCGAAGATTCTACCTATGCCCGGCAGAAAAGTTCGATCATTCACACGATCGAACCTGAGGTGGCATGCATCGTCGAAGCTGTTGGTGATGACGTTAAACACGTCAAAGTCGGAGATCGCATTCATATTTCTGGACAGGAGAAAGGAGTGTATCGATTATATCCTGGAGATTATCGCTTCAAGGTATATTGCATTCCAGCCGATGAAATTCTGGCTGTCTATACGGCTTAACTTAAATTTATCGGGCGCCGACTATTAAAATTACATGACATCTAATCCAAATGAATTTCTGTTTGTTGAAAAGTATCGTCCTCAGACAATCGATGATTGCATTCTTCCGTCAAATCTCAAGAAGACATTCAACGAAATTGTAAAATCTGGCCAGCTTCAGAACATGCTTCTGACGGGGACGTCGGGCCTAGGCAAAACCACTATTGCACGCGCATTGTGTAATATGCTCAAGCTAGACTACATTCTAATAAACGGATCAGAGGAATCTGGAATCGATGTCCTTCGTAATAAGATTCGGCATTTCGCTTCGACGATATCATTATCGGGGGTAGATTCTTGCAAAGTGGTCATTCTCGATGAAGCGGATTACCTGAATCCGCAATCCACACAGCCCGCCCTTCGTGGATTCATCGAGGAGTTTTCTTCAAATTGTCGATTTATCTTCACGTGCAATTTTAAGAATCGAATCATCGAGCAGCTCCATTCCCGATTAACGGTCATTGAATTCAATACAACCAAGAAAGATTTGGTTGCTCTGGCCGGTCAATTTCACAGTCGCTTGAAGAAGATTCTCGATATTGAGAAGATCAAATACGCGGATAAAGCTTTGGCCGATCTTATTATCAAGCACGCACCAGACTGGCGCAGAATCTTAAATGAGTGCCAGAGGCATGCCGCATCCGGTGAAATTACTGCCGCGGCTATCGCAACTCTTTCAGATTCGAATATCCTGGCTCTGATTAAGAATCTGAAGGAGAAGGATTTTCGTTCGATGCGAATTTGGGTTGCAAACAACAATGACATCGATGCGGCTCAAATATATCGATCGATCTATGATTGCATTACCGATGTTGCTCAACCTCAATCGATACCCGTTGCGATAATCACTCTGGCAGATTATCAATTCAAAGGAGCTTTTGTCGCCGATCGCGAAATGAATATTGTTGCATGCCTGACGGAATTGATGGCATCGGTTGAATTTCGTTAATAGAAAGAAGCGAATATATGTATATAGATCATTCGATGGAATACAATATATTGCAGGCGCTGTTACATAAATTGCCTAGAGTAGATCCTTTCAAGACTGTTATTTTAAATGTTTCGCCCGATTATTCTTCTACGGTCGCTATGCATATGGCCCATTATCTTTCCGATGAAGGTCACATGTTGGATATAATATCCGTAGATGTGCCGTATCCGGGAGAGAGCAAACATTTATACGTAGAAGCTTTTAAAAAGACATGCTTGCAGTTTATAGGCAGGTATAGCAAGATAATCTTATGCGAAGCCGCCGTGTTATCGGGGAAAAATTATACCTGGCTGAAAGATATACTCTCGACTAAAGGCTATGACGATGACAGTATTATCTCAGCCGCTCTACTAGAAATGCATAGCAGTATATTTAAGTCGACTTTTGTTGGCGAGTATATTGAGGATATGCCAGAGTTTTATTGGGAAAGATATAATAAAGCTTGGGACTAATCGCACGATTATATTTGTGAATTCAAAACTTCATTATGATTCAATTAACTTCAACGAAATCGAAAAAGCTTTCGCCATTTGATTTTCTCAATTCGATCAACGAAGGACTCAGATCGCCGAATATCTTTTCAGATGCATCTCTCGAAGATAAAGCCTATCCTGCATTCATGGTCAATCGAGGCCTTTCGTACTTCCTTGATACCATTTTGCTGGCCAATGAAATGAATCGGAGAGCCGGTTCTATTCCCGGAAAAATGCAGTATGAATTTCTCCGACGATCGATTCGTCCACGTAAACGTTTTTCGAAGTGGTTCAAGAATGAAGAGCCCGATGATCTAGCTCTAATCAAGCGAGCCTATGGATATTCTTCTGACAAAGCTCGGCATGTCCTTCACCTATTTTCGCCGGCCTCATTGGCTCTGCTCAGGCAATCGATGGATGTCGGTGGAAAATAGCCAATAGATAAATACTGTCATAATGAAATTTCGTTATGGCTTATCCTTCAATGAGCGCTAAATTGTCCGATAGATCGGAAGATCTGGCGCCGTGGACTCCACAGACTATGTTGGAGGTCGTATTCAATGAGCCAGATGATTTTCTGAAAATACGAGAAACCCTTACTCGAATTGGTGTTGCATCTCAACGTGAAGTCAACACTCTCTATCAGTCATGTCATATTCTGCATAAGCAAGGGCGCTACGTCATTGTTCACTTCAAAGAACTGTTCATGCTAGATGGTAAGCCGTCAGATTTCAGCATCGATGATCTGGGCCGGCGAAATACGATCGCTCAGTTGCTTTCAGATTGGGGATTGCTCACGATTGTAAAGCCGTCTGAAATGCAGCAAAGATCATCTCTTCGACAGATTAAAATTATTTCCCATAAGCAAAAAGGCGATTGGAGTTTGATTCCGAAGTATAAAATTGGTTGCGTAAAGAGAAAACTTTAATTCACCGGCGATAAATACCATTATGGATACGTTTAAATTGTCGCCAGAGAATTCGAGCTCAGATTTCAAAATCTATTGCGATATGGATGGTGTTCTAGTCGATTTCCTTGGAGCATTTCGACAGCTCTCCGGAGGAAAGGATTGGGATGAAGCGCTTCGCGATTTAGGCTTCGAGGAAGTTTGGCGCCTGATAAATCATGGTGGATCTGCTTGGTGGGAAAATCTCGAATGGCTTTCCGATGGACACAAGCTTTGGGAATTTATACGCCAATTCAATCCAATAATTCTTTCGGCTGGAGCGACTTCTCGGACCGGGAATCTCGCCCAGATAGGAAAAAAAGCATGGTGTGCCAGAGAACTTGGAGGTTCCATCGAGGTTATCGTAGCCGATCGTGGAACAGATAAAAAATACTGGGCCAAGCCCGGGTATATTTTAATCGATGATCTGGAGGAAAACATCCTCGTCTGGAAAAGCCGTGGAGGCATAGGAATTCATCACCAGGACGCTCTCAGAACGATTTCTGAGCTGAAGCAGTATATGCAACCGCCTCAGGACAAAAAGAGCCTGGGGGAGAACTGGAGAGCTGGAATAGCAGGCGGAATGATGGCCTTGGGAGCCCTGACAGGCCCTGGAGCTCTTCCAGATGCGTCTGGAGCCAGTATGACAATGCCCATCAAACGTCCTGCCGTACGTCCTGCCGTACGTGCCACCGTGCGCACGGAGGCTGAGAATATGAATATCTTTGCCTCCACTTTAATTGGAGAAGCCGGCGGTGAAGGCATTAAAGGCATGCAAGCCGTCGCCAATGTCATCATGAATCGTGCTCGGGGCGACTTCTCCAAAGTTGGCGCCGTCTGCCTTAAACCATATCAATTTTCGATGTGGAATGGAAAACGCGATCAGATCAAGTCTGTTGTGCACAAAGCTAAAGCTCATGCTCGTTGGAAAGATGCTATGCTTTTGATTCAACAAGCTAAAGATGGTAAGCTGCAGGACATTACCGGCGGCAGCGACTTCTACTTCAATCCAAAGTTGGCAATGCCTAAATGGGCCAATCAATTTGAAAAAACATATACGATCGGTCAACATGATTTTTACAAGCACGGCAAAGTTGCTGTCTCCAAGTTCTATTGAGTCGAAGCGGCGCGAAATGTTTTAACATAAGTACTTATATGAGTAATTGGGAATGCAGCTATTGGAGAGACGTGATGGACGACGGCAGAGTAGTCATTGTGACTATAAAAGACGTATTTGATCTAATTAAACGAAAGCGGGTGCCAGTACAAGAAATTGCCGTGAAGATCCTTGAACCGTATGCCGTTCATAAGTACAAAACTCTTCCTCATGTGTTGGACAGAGTTGAAAAATCCAACCTGGATTATCCGATCATCGTCTTAAAAGAAACTGATGGCACATATCAAATTCCGGATGGTCATCATCGTTTGCAAAAAGCAATCAATAATAAGATACCTTGCATCAAAGCTTACGTGATTAAATTTGAAGATATGCCGAGTGATTGGCAAAAACTTTTCAAAAGTATTTCCCAATACTAGTATTCGAATTCAAATTCCTCGGGGGGGGGGGATAGTTTACTGGAATCAGTCGGTTTCACTGATCAGTAAAAATGTCATTTGCCAGTAAAAGTGCATCATCGTAAAATAAAGGTCCATGGAGTAATTTGATTGTTTACTTCACGGACCTTTATGATATATTGATCAAGTGCCTAAGCTAAATCTCCAATTTTACACGTCTGTTGCCAGGTCGATGAATATGCTGTTGGTTCGTGGATATGATAGAAAAGGAAATCGAGTTCAAGAGAAGGTTCGATATCGCCCGACTTTTTACCTCGAATCTAAAGATCCTTCAAGAACAAAGCTCCGAGCGCTCGATGGTACGCCGGTTGAGGAAATGCATTTCGATTCGATGTCCGAATCTAGAAAGTTTGTTGAGACATATAAAGATGTTCCAAGCTTTAAAGTGTATGGAAATGATCGGCACATTCCGGCATTCATCTACTCCCAATTTCCGCTGACGGTTCCATATCTTCCAGCGCTCATTCGAATCTGTACACTCGACATCGAGGTGGGTAAAGAAGCGTGGGGTTATTCTGAAGTCGATGAAGCTAAAAATCCAATCACGGCTATTACGGTAAAGAATTCAACAGATAACACATGTCATACGTGGGGTTTGAAACCCTACGACTCTTCGAAGGCTATCACAACACGATATGCAATCGACTATCGCCAGTTTAAAACTGAAGGTCAGATGCTCGAAGATTTTCTTCGTTGGTGGATTCATCCGGATAATTCTCCGGATATTATCACCGGTTGGAACGTTCGAGCCTTTGATATTCCATATCTGGTCACTCGAATCACAAATCTCGGCGGCGATGAGGCGGCCAGAGTGATGAGTCCATGGAACTTAGTTGAAAGGAAAGAGGTGAAGCTCCGAGGGAAAGCACAACTTATGTGCGAGCTCGTCGGAATTCAACAGCTCGATTACATGGATCTCTTTCAGAAGTTTGCATATACCTATGGAGCACAGGAACAGTATACTCTGAATCACATTGCCAAAGTTGTTCTGGATGCAAATAAACTCGAATATGAGGGCACGCTCGACGATCTGTATCATGCAGATCATCAAAATTTTATTAACTACAATATAATCGATGTTGAACTTGTAGATCGTCTGGAGGAGAAGCTAGGTCTGATTCAGCTCGTTCTAATGATGGCTTACATGGGCGGCGTGAACTACGCGGACACACTAGGAACGACAGCGATCTGGGATTCAATCATCTTTCGTAAGTTGGCCAATTCAAATCGCATTGTTCCATTTCAGGACGAGCCGCCTGCACATGTTCCTCAATTCTCCGGCGGGTACGTGAAAGATGTTGAAGTTGGAATGCATGAGTGGGTGCTTTCATGTGACGTAAATTCTGAATATCCAAACCTGATCGTGCAATATAACATGTCGCCCGAAACATATATTCCTCAGACGAAGATGGAAGTAAATCCAGACATGATCATCGATCGAATCTTAAATGATCGACCACTCTTTTCAGAGGATCCGGAAGTATGTGTGGCCGCTAACGGTGCATGTTTTCGAAAGGATATCAAAGGCATCATTCCTCTCATTGTTGAAGATCTATATGAACGCCGAGTGAAGGTTAAAAAAGAAGCTTCTACGAATAAAAGATTACTCGAATCTCTGTCTAAAGATTCCTCTGACAGGCCAATCATCGAGAAAGTAATTGCCAAGCTCGACACCGAGCAGCTGGCCGTGAAAATTCTTCTAAATTCGCTTTTCGGAGCCTGTGGAAACAAGTATTTCCGTCACTTCAATCTGGCGATGGCTGAGGGAATAACACTCTCCGGCCAGACGGCAATTCGCCTGGCCGAATTAGCCGTTAATCGGTATGTTTCAAAGATGATAGGAGTGGAAAAGGACAGAGTTCTGGCTGTCGATACCGATTCCATCTACGTTACACTAAAAGATGTTGTCGACAAATTCAAGCCCTCAGATCCTATTTCATTTCTCAACGAGTTCTACGAGAAAGGAATCGGTCCTGAAATTGAGTTAATCTTTGAAAAGTTATTCAAAGCTACCAGAGCCTATAAAAATCGCATGGTCATGAAGCGTGAAGCAATTGCCGATCGCGGTGTCTGGACAGCCAAGAAGCGATACATTCTAAACGTCCTAGATAATGAGGGCGTACGCTACGCCGAACCTAAGTTGAAGATAATGGGCATTGAGGCCATCAAGTCTTCGACTCCGGCCGTATGTCGAAGTGAAATGAAACGAATGTTTAAGATTATCATGTCAGGCGATGAGAAGAAAACTCAGGCTACAATTGCTGAATTTCGCGTAAGCTTTTCTAGTCTGCCTCCACTTCAAATTGCTTTCCCTCGAGGTACCTCCGATTTAGAAACATATGAATGCAAATCGCAGATCTATCGAAAGGGCACACCCATTCACGTGCGCGGTTCGCTCTTATACAATCACCTCCTCTCGGTGAAAGGACTTGAATCCAAATATAAAAGCATTAAATCTGGAGATAAAATTCGGTTCATCTACTTGAAAGTGCCAAATGATATTCATGAGAATGTGATAGCGTTTCCGGCTTCAATCGATTTACCCATTGAATTTGGTCTCCACAAATTCATCGATTACGATTTGCAATTTGATAAGACGTTCCTCGAGCCGCTTCAAATTATTCTAAAGTCGATTGGATGGACGTCAAAAGACTCTGGCTCACTCGAAGAATTCTTTGGATAAACTATGAAAGCAATACTCGAATTTAATCTACCAGAAGAATCACGTGAACATCGCGCGGCTATTCAGGCGCTCGATTGGAAGTACGTCGTCGAGGATATGGATCAATATCTCCGTTCTCAAATGAAATATCAGGGGCTGACCAAAGAAGCCAATGATGCACTGCAGGCGGCTCGAGATAATCTCACTAACCTTTGCAACGATAACGACATAAACATAAATGAATACTAACTGGCCACGTGATATCGCAGAAATGCACACTCATTATGGTGTGAAAGAGGCAACATCGAAGCTCGATTCGGAGAAGCTAAAAGCATATCTTCAATTTCGATTTGACTTTCTACAGGAAGAGATCAATGAAGGTAAGGCCGCTATACAAACGGGAAACTCAGAAGAGATCGTCGATGCGCTGATCGACCTTTGCGTCGTCGCTATCGGCACTCTAGATGCGTATGGCGTGGATGGACAGAAAGCATGGGATGAGGTGCTCAGAGCGAATATGTCTAAGAAGATTGGCATCAAGGCTTCTCGACCAAATCCCTATGGACTTCCAGATCTCGTAAAGCCGCCGGGGTTTATATCTCCATCCCATCAAGGCAATCATGGAATCATTCCAAAGGCTTTTGAAAAATAAAGCTGTACATTTGATTCAATCTGAAGTACATTAGTTGCACATGGTAGCACTGACAATATTTAAGTCGATCTTCGATAATAAGACCCATCGTAAGATGGAGCTTCAATCGTTCGATCAGCTCGAAGATCTTCTATATAATCTGTCAAAGGCTCCTGGCTACAAGCCTAGGAAAGATGAGAGGTTTAATTCGAATGCATCTCCACTCATCACTCCAGCTACGTTTCAGGCTGGAATGACTCGCGCTAATGCAAACGTAATAGGCTGGGCAGGATGGGCCGCGATCGACGTCGATGAGTATCCGGCTGGCGGATTCGAAGATGCGATCGCGGCTTTTAGAGGATGCCGGCACGTCTGTTATTCATCGGCATCTTCAAAGAAAGAGCATCCTAAGTTTCGAGTAGTTCTTCCTCTAACATGTTCTGTGCCGGCCGAGAAGATTCGGCACTTCTGGTTCGCTCTCAATAAAGAGTTTAAGTCTTTGGCCGATCCGCAGACCAAAGATCTTTCTCGAATGTATTACGTGCCTGCGCAGTATCCAGATGCACATAACTTTATTTTCTCACATCGAGAAGCCCCTATTCTAAATCCTCCGGAGCTGATGTCAAAATACTTCTACATTGAGAAAGCGCAGCCCGGTATTCTGGATAATCTTCCAGAACATGTGCAGAAGTCTATTGAAAAATATCAGAGGAGTCGATTGACTAACTCCCATAAGTATTCTTGGACATCATATAAGAATTGTTCATTTGTCAAAAGGGAATTGGTTCGACAATATGAATCAATATCTTCTACTGGATGGTATCGATTGATGTATGTTATCATGTCATCTATTGCCGCTTCGGCTATTCGAAAAGGATATCCAATCACGGCTTCTGAAATTTCCACGCTTTGTCGAGAACTCGATCGCGATAATGGATCTTGGTACAAGAATCGTGGAATGGAAATCGAAGCGGCCCGCGCAATAACCTTTGCTCTGAAAGGTGCTAAATAAATTTATGAAAGTCGCCGTCATAACACCATATTACAAAGAAGACGAGACGATGATGCTTCGATGCATCAACTCCGTCAAGGCTCAGACACATAAAGACGTAACACACCTGCTTGTCGCGGATGGTCATCCTCATGCCAATCATGCTTCATGGGGAGTTGAGCACATGGCTATTCCAAACTGCGGAGACTATGGAGACACTCCTCGAGCAGTGGGTGCAGCTATTATTGCATGTCGAAAAGAATATGACGCCGTAGCCT